CCGCTCAATCCACAGAATATAGTCAAATGTATTTTAATCAACAAGATATACCTAATTTGGTGGGCTAAAGGATTGGAGGTCGGGTACACAAACCTAACTACCCTTACAGCAGGTGGATATGGAACGGTAACGGCGGAAGATTTATCCCTACTTAAACCACAATGCCTTATTCCGGCAACAGGAACATATGGTAGTTTCGCAGGGCAACCCGCAAATTATTGGTATTCCAACCTACCTGTATTCAATGTGCAATACGTAAACGCAGAGTACAATTTTTCAGCATGGAGTACTCATAGCAAACGTATAGTGCCATATCAGGAAAACACCCCTATACTTGGCGCAGATGTTGGTCAAAATAACTACATCATCATTGGCGTAAACATCGGGTCTGAACGGGCAAGTACAATTAATATAGGCAGACAAATTGGGGCTGAAACGGTATTTTCGATTATCAAAAGCGTGGATAGGGCGTATGTACTTGCCTTGCCTAACACCACCGTATCGGTCGAAACGGAAATTTACGAAGCTTATGACCCTACAACCAATACCTACTACTACGCTTCGTTAGGCAATGAAATACCCATTCCTGTTGCACCAAACGAAACGGCTTTAGATTATGACTATATATGGCCGTCAAATGCAGGGGGACTGCTTAATGGCAATATTGCTGCATTGGGCGACTTTAGTACGCTATACGCCCGTCCTACTATACCTGTGACGGTTGGCGCAGCGGGGTATAATCCTAATATATCTATACCGGCGGGTACGTATACAAACCCGTTAACCATGACAAACCGAAATACCGGTTCATCAGGTAGCGGAGCGGGGAATCATAAACGTGTGATGTCCTTTACACTATCAGGTTCGCCAAGTACGGGGGACACGATTGTTATTATAGATGCTGACATCAGGAGTGCCGTATCTATACATAACTATTCGTATACCGTACCGTCTGCTCAGAACGGTAACTTGGCGGCAGTTGTTGCCTCCATTTCTGAAAACCTTCCAAATGGATCATACGTAAATAATGGGGGCGGATTTTACACGATTACCTGGATTGATGCATCTTATTACGGCGGTCAAACATTTGCCATAGAACTATTTTACGAAGGTGCTACGGTTAGCAACTCTATACCCTCGTGCCTTGACAACACCTCATATCAACTCGCCCTATCCATCAGGGATGGCGGCGAAAACTTTGTAGGGGGGCGTTTCTTTCCGCTTGATACCGATAATACCTTTGTTGTTAATACCCCATCTTATGCGCAGGTCTTGGGTAACGCCATTGAAATACAATGGCAGATAACCAACCCCGTAGCACCTGTTGGAGCTATTGATTACCAATGGTTAATTACAGCCCCACAGGTCATAAAAGTGCTTGATACGATTGCTACACCATTGCAGTATTTAGGTGGTTGGGACGCCGCAACTAATACGCCTACACTAGCCGTTAACATGATTGGGAAAAATGTTGGCGCAACATATCAAATAACGACCCCCGACGCACCCGCAGACACGGCAAGGTATACTAACCTAGGGAATGAAGATACGTACAATACAGGTGATTATATCACATATAACGGGCAATCATGGAGCGTATTGCCAAAAGCATTTGGCGACCTGACTAGTACGGGTAATATATTAGCTTTTTCGCTAAATCCGTTGAAGCTATTTAACGATAGCTATTCTCAGGTTGGCGTATCAACTAATCTAGTTTATGATTTTGCTGTAGGGGATAGGTGTACGTTGCATTACTACCTTACAGGAACGACCCCTACCTATATCAATGATCCCTGCGTAAATCTATCGGTTATCGGGTATGATGCGGGAAACTATATAGTTAAGGTGGAGAAACCTAATCCCGCTGACTTTGATGATAGCGTGCTTAACGGTAAAAACGTTTTCTTACGCCTATACTCACCACAACTCATTACTCAGGCTAATTCAACCACTCAACAGGATTTAGAATGGTTTGAGATCGGCGAGCGTTTCCCTATAGTTGATGGACAGTTTAGCGTATTACAGGGTAACATAGTAGACGGCGGTGTGTATTATAAGACAAGGCAGTTTGATGATGCTTTAAAGCCATATACAAACACCCCTATTCAAACCTTAGCTACCGATTTTAACTATTCAGATTTTTACCCGTCTGCTTATAATAGTTTTGGCAGGGCAAGGACTTACGATGATGAGTTGGTGCAAACCGAAAGAATGGCGGATATTATACCGTCACAGACGTACATACTCGGTAGTAAAAACAATGGTCTAACCAGATTCTACCCAGATGATATATATGGTGACGGTAATGGTCAGACATCATCAAGCAAGGGGGCTATACAAATATTAGAGCAGCGGGGAGATGTGTTATGCGTTGGACAGGAATTGGATTGGTTTTATATTCCCGTTAACTATGCATGGACAATATTGAATGACCAGCAAACGGGGCTATCCATTTCTGATAAATTACTCAACAATGGGCGTTATTCGGCAGAAGGAGTTGGTATTGGGCTGGCTAAAGAAAGTTTTTGGCGTAGGTTAGATAGGATGGGTTTTATATCCCCTCAAAAATCAGAACCATTTGAGATAACGCTATCTGGAATTGATAGCATGTCTGCCAAGATGAGTAAGTTTTTTAAGTCTACTTTACAGGTCGCTTATTCAGCAGGTAAGAAGTTATTCATGTTTTATAATGACTATTACGAAGAACCAATATTATGCATACAGTCTGTTGCGGGGATACTCGTACAAATACCTTTCGGTGCAGATTGGCAGGTAAATAATAACTATATCATAACACCTTCGGATGTATCAGCCACCCCAAACGGGGCGCATTGTACCGCTTCGTATGATGACACAACGGGATTGGTTACTTATACGCCTACAGCAAACTATGTCGGGTCAGATACGACTACATTTACCGCCAATAACGGGTCTGGTGCCATAACGCCGAATATATGCCTGCAATGGGTGGGTGGCGATACGACAGTTAATCCATTCTCATTTGCGCCTTTGGTAGGGCAACCATTAAGCACTGAATTGCAATCTAATACGATTGGGGTTACCGGCATAAATATTGCTGTACCAATATCGATTACGGATGGTATGTATAGCATAAACGGTGGTGCATTTACAAGCGCAGCGGGGATGGTTAATCTATACGATAACGTACAGGTTGAAGTAGAAAGTTCGGGGAGTGAAAACACATCAACATCGTGTACGTTAACCATATCGGGTACAACAGGAACATTTACTGTTACGACAGGTACGACAGCGGTTAGCCCATTTGCCTTTACAGCGCAGACAGGACAACCGTTAAGCACGGAAATAATCAGTAACTCCATAACAGTTACAGGTAATACTATTCCTGCACCAATTTCTATTACAGGCGGTTCGTATTCAATAAATGGAGGTGCATTTGTAAATACATCGGGTACAGTTCCCTCAGGCGCAACGGTACGTGTCGAAGTGCTAAGTTCTGCCTCGTACAATTCCATAACCGATTGCGTACTATCTGTTGATGGGCAAAGCGGGACGTTTACGGTAACAACAGCATTTGTAGATGCATTTAGTTTTGCACCGGTAAACAACGCTCCGTTAAGCACATTAGAAACTTCCAATAGTATAACCGTGGCAGGGTCAGACGTTGCGCCATACCCAATAAGTATTACAGGGGGACAATATAGCATTAATGGCGGTGCATATACATCTTCGCCGGGTACAACTAATATTGGTGATGTTATTACCGTTCAGGTAACGTCAAGCGCATCGAACAGCACAATCACCTCGTGTATACTTACCATACTTGGCGTTTCGGCAACATTCACCGTAACAACACTTGGAGTTGAGGCGGCAACAGGTATATTGGTAATTGACATATTCGATACTACTACCATAAACGTTTATGCCTACGTGAATACACCGGGGGCAATTATTCCATACCAACAACCTGTTTATACTGGGCATAACTTTTACCCAACAGGCAGCACCGATGCAGCAAACGCATGGGCGCTGTCAAGCGACCTTAACCCTCCGCAACCTACAAGAAGGTTTGAATTTAATTTACAAAAACTAGCCGCAACATACCCCTCTCAACCTACATTTACAATTGTAGTAGCAGGCAGGGATGTCACTTCGGGCACGATGCGGGGTTCTTATGTAAATCAATCTGCTTCGGATAGTAATATGATAATGACAGGCTCGCCGGGTACTTATTTACCGTCAGTTAGTGGAACGGAGTTAAGTTCTACGCCTTATAGCGGTTACGCCGTTGTAGGTGGTGCAGATGGAACTTATGGTATTGGAGTAGGGGCAGTAATTACTACATTTGTTTATAATGTTAGTGCGATGACTATAACACAAAGTTAAAATGTACAGTGCAGTTGAAAATACGCCAATAGTTGTAGATCTTGTTGCGGCATCCCGTGACACGGGATGGACTGTAGATGGAGTTACGGCTTATCACTCGTCTTGTAATGCAGGCAGCATTCCAAATGCTTCTTTCCCCGTAACCGCCAACCAAACTTACGAAGTTTCATACTCTATATTATCCATATCAGCAGGGTACGTGCAAATGCAATCGCCGGGCAGTAACGGGGCGGAATACACAACATCGGGCGCAGTATTAGAAACGATTACTCCGACATCAAATGGTTACGTGTCTTTCTACTCCAATGCCATTTGCGCCATAGAATCATTCAATATTCATAATATTTCGGACAACGTTGGCACAACCTTAGCCTATTCGATGGAAGATAAAGGATGGTCTGATTTCCGAACTTTATACCTTGATTGGGGCTGGTCAATATTTGATAGGGTAATTGTTGCCTCAAATGGCGCTTTGTACGCCTCAGAAAATGGCTCATCTAACACAAATAACTTCTTTGGCACGAAATATCAGTCCTCTATTAAGGTTGTTTTTGCTAAAAACCCTACAATTATTAATACATACGAAGTATTATCGTACCAAGCAAATATGCTGTTAGTATCTACGGTGTCGGGGATAACTACACCAACGGGACAGGTGACGACTTTGATCGAGAGCGATTTTTTAAAGGAAACGTTAACGGATGGGACGACTACTGTTATTTCGTACAACAATGATGGGGTATATAGTGCAAGTTTTAAGGGGGATGAATTGGAAAGTACAATCGAGGGTTCGCCAATGAGGGGCAACTACATTACGGTGGAATTGGTAACTGTAGACGGGAGTACCCCGCTTGAATTGTTTAGTTTGGCGGTTAAGACCGCTCGTACGTGGGTCGGAAATAGGTAACATGGAAGAAATAGAAGCAGGCAAACTATTAGATATATTTTTCAATCCTACCAAAGCTAACCAAAAATGGGACGCTATAAATAAGGTTGAAGAACATATTTCATCGTTACCGGACAAGGTATGGGGCGATTTGGTTGAAGATGCCACTCCGGGTCTTTACATACGGCAAATTACGCTCCCTAAAGGCACTTTGCTTACCAGTCGAATACATAAGACCTGCCATCCGTTTGTTGTTACTAAAGGGGCTATTACTGTCTACAATACCATAGGCGATACACAGGAATTATACCACGCAGGGCATAAAGGTATCACATATCCCGGAACACGAAGAGTACTATATACACACGAGGAAACTACATGGACTACATATCATCCGACCAACCGAATTACCAATGATTTTTTTAATTTGGAAAGTGAGGAAAAGCAAGTTATATTTGATAGTATAATGTCAGATATAATTCAAGAGTATTATAATCCATTATTGATTAATTTTGACGAGGGAATATTTATATGAGCGCAGTTTTTATAGGTGGTGCTACTGCGGTAGCAGGATTGGGTTTAAAAGCATACGAGGGTCTACACCAAGACCACGAAGCTAATCAAATTCAAAAAAATCTCAAAGACCCGACCTACAATATCCCCGCCGAGTTTCTTCAAAATAAGAATATTGCAGCACAAATGGCACAAATTGGCATGCCTCAACAGCAATACAACAACGCCACCAATCAGATACAAGCAAATCAGGCAGCGGCAATAGCAGCGGCAAGTAATTCCAATAACCCAAGTGGCGCAATAGCCAAGATACAAGGGCAAACCAATGCAGCTACTGGAAACCTAAACGCAGAGGACGCAGCGGCAAGGCAGAATAATCAACGTTATTCATTACAGCAAAATGCAGCCTATGGCGATCAGGAATTAGCTAAACAGCAAAACGATGTGTTCGATAAGTATACCCGTAATTTCAATTTAATGCAGGCTTATCGTGGTGCAGGAACACAAAACTTAATGGGTGCTGCAAGTGATGCTACAAGCTTGGCAGGAACGGCTATATCGGCTTATGCAGGACAGGGTCAAACTCCTACTTTCGGGCAGGCTTATGGGCTACCTAATTTGCAAGCATCTGCCCCTCAATTTACGCCGCCTGCCTCTAATCCGCCACAAGGAACTATCCCTTATTATCAAATTGCACAGTAATGGGTGTAGGAAATCTTCATATAGGCGAAAATATTGGGGGCGCACAAATATTCCCTCAATCTCCCGGTGTACAACAATTCGCTAATATCGTAGCTACGCAAAAAGCGAAGCGTGATGCAGATAATAAGTACCTTAACGACACACTCGCCTCATTCGACCCGACAGGCTTACGTAACGATGCGGACAGGCAGGATGCGTATAAACAATATTCCGATTGGAAACAACAGGCTATTGATGCGGAGAACGAACGTGATCCACGTAAAAAGGCTATGGCAATTGCGCAGGTTAGGGACGGGATAGGAAGGTTAAATGCTTTTGTTGGGCAGAGTAAGAAACAGGGGCAATTAGAGCAATCTATTGGTTTAGACCTGATGAAAAATAGGCATAATTATTCTGATGACAGCATTGATAAGTATAAACAAAGTGTACAGTCGGGTATCAATAGCGGAAGCGTGATTACATCCCCCCTTGATATTGAGCGAAAAGTTGATCCAGATAAAATGGATGCTGATTATAAAAAGTTCAAAGAAAGCGTTATCGCACCAACACAATGGGACAATGGCAAACTTGTAGGTACACAAAATCTACCTGATGGACGTTCGGTATATCATACCGAACAGAATCGTGGCGTACTTATGGACGGAGAAAATGGGGCATTTCATAATATGCTAAATTACACATCTGCCCATGATGACTTTAAAAAAGGTCTACAAGATAGATACCCGCAATTGCAAGGCAATAGCGAAGCCGAAACGAATGCGATGCGTGTCAGGCAGTATATGACCGATATGGGGGATAGTAAAGGCTTTCAGGATAAACCCAAACCGGGAAGTTATGAAAGTCCTGCACCGGAAAGACCTGTTAGACCGTCATTTGATGATATACAGTACCATAACAAATATGGCACATGGCCTGTAAAAACAGATACAAGCCAACCAACACCTGCACAGCAGTTGATACAAAATATGCAAACAGGGCAGGCTGGTAGCGGAGAGAAGTTGTTGGATTTAGCCCCTAAAGGACAATACGGGACTAATAAACCACATATAACTATTGACCCTAACACAGGTGAACATGTATTTAGTTTCCCTGCCCATATAGACCAAAAAGCGGTTGCTGAAAATGCTGATAAAAAAGCAAAATGGGCTAAAGAAAATCCGGGTGAGCCTTATGATGAAAATGACGGCGGTAAATTAAAACCTGAAACCATTGCACCTGCTAAAGTTTATAAAATAAATCCGGCAGGCAATGACTACGCAGCACAAACAGCGCAAATGGCGGCAGAACAAAATATTAATTTGGATAGGTTGAATAAGATTGAAAAGGGACAGCAGGGAAATGTGAAACCTGCTAAACAATCACAACACACCGAACAGCAACAAAGCGGCACAAAGATAAATTTCAAGACAAAAGACGGAAGGATATTCGCTATACCATTTAACAGGCAAAGGGAGTTTAGACAACAATTTCCTGATGCACAAATACAACAATAATGCCACAAGACGATTGGAGTCAATACGAAGTAAAAACACCTGCTAAAACTGCACCACAGCAGAATGATTGGGATCAGTATGAGGTAAAAAAAAAAGCTTCTACACCCGTTTTACCATCTACGCCTCCCTCATCCATCAATGGCTTAAACAATTTCCAAAATTTCCCCCCGCTTACTAATTCCCCTGTTACCGACCCAAAGGAGCGAGGTAGGTTAAACGAACAGGATAACGCCTATGCGCAAGCTCAACAGCAGCACAGGGATGAACTATCGGCACGTTTAGATGAAAATATAAATCAACTCAACCCGGAGGCTAAAGCAGCTATGCAAAAGGCAAAGGATATTATTGCCCCATCAGCCGAAATATTTCAAACTCCCAAAGATGTAGAAGACCATTATAAGTTCATGCAAACACCGATGGGTAAAACGTTAGGCACCGTAGCTTATTTGGGAAGCAAGGCAACCAAAGGCTCATTAGATGTTTTAAAGGGTGCTGCACATTTAGCTAATTTAGCTACTAATCCATCAGGGGCAATAACAGGCTTCGACCCAACAAAAGATACGTTTGACAAACTTGATAAATTAGCTAATTACGGGCTAACGCAGGCCGATCAGGATAGGATGGAGAAAGGTACGGGTGGGCGCATATTGTCTACCGCAGGCATGATGGCAGAATTTGCCCCGGCTGTTGCAGGTGGTGAAGCCGCAGATGCGCCAAAAGCTATGATGTATTTGCAAGGTTTGGGTCAGGGTAGTGATTTGGCTAATAAACTTAACATATCCAATCCTGTTGCCAAAGAAGCATTAATACAAGGGTCAGGTGTGGTAAACCTACTATTAACGGATGTTTTTAACGGGGCTAAGGTACCAAATGCAGCAAAATCGACCATTGTGTCAGGAATAGCGGCAGATGCCTTAAAAGATGCGGCGGGGAAGGATATGGAAGTGGGTGCTTTTAAATCGCTGCTATCAGGTAAGGCGCAAGAGTTCGCCCAAAAGTTTGAACAAGCGCCTATTGAGGCTATGTCACATCACCTTGAAACAGCGAAGACTTTTACTAAACTAAATGTAGCTAACTTCGGATTGCATAAAGCAGTTGATGCTTTGAACGACAAGCCCGTATTCAATGAGAATATAGGCGACCTTGCAAGTGGTGAAATGAAAGCATTAACACAAGATGCACCAATATTTTCTGCTTTGCCCGCTATTGGCGCATTAAGTAAACTATTTCCAAATTCAGGTTATAAAAACGATGTGGCTGAATCATTAATGAATGACCCATCGGAAAAGAATGTTTCAGACCTTAAGCAAAAACTAACCAAACACGCTCAACAAAATGAGTGGACACCTGAACAAACGGATGCTACGTTAAAACATGTTGATGCTATTGCGGATGCAGCGAAAACATTGCCACGCAATATTGCACCCGATAAAAAAGCAGATGCGGTTGATTTGGTAATGAACCGAAACGACTTACAGGATAGGTTGGCTAAGGTGCAGGCTCAAAAAGAAACCCTCGACCCATCCCTCGCAGACCTGCCAAACGCACAGGAAACTTATTTATCCGATAAAATCGAACAAGCAAACGATAAATTGCGTAATATTGTTACAGGAGAGCGGACTACATACTCAAAGGGAACAGGTGAAGAGGATGGTAAGTTTTTCAAAACAACGAATGGCCAGCGGGAAGAAATCGACCCGACCAGATATGAATTAGAAAATTTAGAACGTACATCAAAAACAAATCAAAATGAAAGTAAGAACACTGGGCGGGAAAGTGGACAGTCCACCGAAGCTGAAAATGAAGGTAAAACCGGGCAAACCGTCGGGGAAAATGAACCCGCAGTACAAGAAAGCGGGAGCGATGATGAAGGGCGGAAAGAGCTGAATTTAACGGGCGGTGATGAGCCGCCTGTTGTTAAACCACAAGATAATGCCATTCAAGAGCCAAAATATTCAGACCTTTTTGAAAAATCAGATCCTAAAGATTTATCAAGATTGAAGGACAATTTAAATACGGTAAATATTGAGGCTTATTTGCGTAAATTAGAAAAAAGTGGTATATTAAAGATTAATTGTTAAAAATGTATTTCGTATATAGGCATATTAGACTTGATAAAAATGAACCATTTTATATAGGAATTGGCACAAGACGCTTTAGGAATAGTTTTGAACAAGATTATCAAAGGGCTTTTAAAAAATCACAACGTACAAGCCGATGGATAAATATTATAAATAAAACTCAATATCGAGTTGATATATTAATAGAGAGTGATAATTTGGAGTTGATTTTTCTGAAAGAAAAAGAATTTATAGAACTGTATGGTCGGTCGGATTTAACTAAAGGAACTTTAGTTAATTTAACAGATGGTGGCGATGGTGGGTTTAATATGGGCACTGAACAAAAAACGGCTATTTCTAATAAAATGATTGGAAATAAAAACGCAGTCGGTTATATAGTAACTAACGAACAAAAAAAGATTGTTAGCGAAAGATTTACAGGGAATACAACTTGGAAAGGGCGTAAGCATAAGAATGCTTCCAAATTGCTAATATCAGAAGCAAAGAAAAATGTTCCACTATCAAAATCTCATAGGGAAAACACTTATAACACAAAGCCACATTCAAAACAAGTGCTTTGTATAAACAATAACATAAAATATAATTCTATATGCGAATGTGTTCGCCAATTATTTAATTGCCACGAACTGGCGATTCATAAAACATTCAGAAATTATAAACACCAAATTAGTTTTATTTGCAATAATAAAAAGGAAAGTTATAAAGGGTATAATTTTAAATTTGTATGAGTTGCACCGTAAAATATGCAGGTGAGGAAATACCTAAAGAAAAGTTCATAAAGGATTTAATATCTAATTTGGATTTATCTGATGAACAGGAAAAAAATAATCAAAAATATCTTAAATCAATAGATTATGCCTTTCAAAAGTCGAGCGCAGAGAGTCTACCTGTACAGCCAAAAGCCGAAGATAGCGAAGGAGTTTCAAAAGGAAACTCCGAAAGGGAAGAAACTGCCAGTACGGGTGAAGAAAAAGAAGAAAGACTAACGGGCATCCGAAATGCCGATGTAGCGGAAGAACGGGATGCAAACATAGCCCGTGAACGTAAATCATTTGCCGATATTGACAAAGAGGGCAAGCGCATGGTTGATAGCGGTGAAACAGACCCTAACGACCTCGCAAAAGATATTATTTCAGGTAAGAAAAAATCCGTAACCGCAGAAGACGAGGCGGCTTTGCTATATCATAAAACACGGTTGAATAACAGACAAAATGCTATATTAAACGATACCGACCCAACACATAACGCCGAAAATCAAGCCGAATACTCACGTAACGAAGACCTACTTGAACAGAACCGAAAGGCTACTGAATTAGCGGGTAATGTTGCAGGGCGGTCATTGGCATACAGGCGACAACTGATGAAATCAGATTATTCACTTGCTACACTACTTCGCCGTGCCAAATTATTCAATGGTGGGGAAGATGTAGATGAAGCGACTAAATCCAAATTAGCCGAACACTCAAAACGCATTGCCAACCTTGAAAATCAACTTGCCGACCGAGAGGAACAAATACGTAAGCTATCTGATAAAAATACCATATCAGAGGTTAAGCGAAATGCCGAATTTGAGGATAGGAGAGCCAAGCGAACCACCACCAAAGCATCACTACGTAAAGAACGGGAAGATTTGGTTGCCGAATTGCATACAATCGCACGTAATAGCCTAAAGACGGCAGGGGCTAATAAGATACCCATTGAGATGTTGCCAACACTTGCTAAGCTCGCCCGTAACTACGTTATGGATGGCGCTGTAAGCATTGCGCAGGTAGCCGATAAAATATATAATGAACATTTTAAAGATAAATACGACGGCATACACAGGGACGATGTAGAGGATGCTATTAAAAACGAATTTGATAAGTACCTGCATGAAAAGAACTTCGAACGGCTTTCCTCAGCAAAGAAACGGCAGGAAACGAAACTTGCCGACCTGAAATCGGGCAACTATGAGAAAAAGGTTTACTCCAAAATACAGGTTGATAATGACTACCTGCATATTCGTGCAGAGATAAACAGGGAACAGGCGAAGTTGAATAAGCGGATGGAAGATATTGCCAACTCTAAAAAGGGGGCTGCTTCAAAAATAGGCAACCTTATTGTAAAATATGGCAGACAGGCAAAGTTGGCATCTGTTACTGTGATTGGTAAATTGGGTCTTGCTGGACTTACAACAGCTGGGTTAGAGCCAGTTCAAGAGGGTGTAGGTTGGGGATTTAGCAAGGTATTTAAGAAAATAGCTGATAAATCTTCCTATGAAGGCTCTGTATCTCGAAAAGAAAATAAGGCAGCAAATGAAATAACAGAGGGCAAATCTGTAAAGAATTTTACCCAAGCCTATGCGAGGGCGGCTACACAAGGGATGAAAGATGCTTATGATGAAATTCGTTCATCAAAAGGAAAACAATCAGACATATCCGCATTGTATGGAAAAAATGGCAAACTTCCCGCAGAGGCAGCCGAATTTTTTGGACATATCCACTCTGCTATTAAAGCGCCTGTTAAGCGATTTATTTGGGAAAAGTCATACGCCAAAAGACTGGCTAAGGGCATACAGGCTGGCGTGGACATCACAGACCCTATCATTGATGCAAGATATAGACTGGATGCTTATAAAGATGCGGAAAAGGCTATTTTTATGGGCGACAACCATTTATCAAACGCCTATGAACAATCGGTTAAATATTTAGAAACGAGAGATAACCCATACTCTAAGTTTGTTGGAGGGTTGGCGAGGGTTCTATTCCCATTTGTTAAGGTTCCATCAAATATAGCAGCAGAAACTTTAAGATACTCATTTGGGTTAACAGCAGGGTTAGCCAAAGTCGGGCGCGTATATGCCTCATCGGCTCTAAAAGAAGCAGGTGCTATTAAATTAGCGAAATTCATGCATAAGGGTATGGGCGAATTAAGTCCCGACGAGGCTGATATAGTCCTAAAAAATTTAAAACGGGGGAGCGTAGGGGGAGCGGCTTTAGCGATTGGATTTTTTGCTCCACCTAAAAATATTGGCGGCTATTATCAAAAAGGATATAAAGAAAGCAAGAGCAAAGCTAATCCTGACCAATTCATGATAGGAGATGCTAAAATACCTATATGGATGACAGAGCATCCCGTTTTTCAAGCTATGCAAATTGGTGCTACATTTAGGAAATTATTAGATAAAAATTTGAACAAGGATGATAGGTTTGAAAGCGCATTTTTAGGGACAGCAAGTGGGGTATCTGAAAACATACCATTAGCAGAAGGCGCTAAACAAATATCAGATGCATTATTAAGTGGAAGATCAACTGCTTTTAATAAGTATGTTGGCGATGTTGTAAAAGGGGAAGTAACCCCATCTTTTTTAAATCAGCTTGCAGAGGTTACAGATACTAAAAATGGCAGTCCTATAACATTCAGACCCATGAACCAAAATACCCGAAAACCAAATAACAAACAAGGTTTAGGCAAATACCTTAAAGAAGATTTGGAAACCGGCGTACCGGGATTAAGGGAGAAAGTGAGCAAATGAGACTAACCATCGAAACCATCTATTCCATCCACGAAGCAGTAGCATTCACAGAGTTCCCAAACGGAGAGCGATTAATCACTATTGCCACCGATAAACAAAAGGCTGTTGTAGATAGTATTTATGAATTATTAAAAGTAAATTTGGGAGATGATGAAAAATCCTGAAGATTATGAACCAGATGAGGAGTTTAGTGTACCAACAGAGGGGATAGATACATTGGACGACGAATTATGGAGTGACGATGAAACAAGCGATGAATTTATGAAATAATGGATAAAGTTAACCTTAAGACGAAAGTAGTATGCGTGTATGACGCAGGTTTATTCATGTTCATTTGTGAACGTTTGGCTCGTGACTTCAAGCATGTATACCTTTTTACAGACTGGAAAAGTGATTACCCAAAATCGCAAGATGATATGATTGGTACTGGCATACCGAATGTAACAAGGGTATCTGATTTTTGGGAGATAATAGATGAGATAGATTTGTTTGTGTTCCCTGGTCTTTACAATGGGGATATTCAGTTACATCTTGAAAAGTTAGGTAAACGTGTATTCGGAAGCAGGCAAGGTGACAGGATTGAACGGTTTAGGGGAGAAGCCAATGAGTTATTTAAAAAGTTAGGACTATCGAGGCCAGAAGTAAAAACTGTTATTGGTACAAAAGCATTACGTAACCATTTAAAAGAACATGATGATAGGTACGTTAAAATAAATGAGTATCGGGGGGATCACGAAACTTGGCACTCCAAAACATACGAAGAAAGCGAAGAAACTTTAGATAAAATAGATCAGAAATTAAGTAAATCAAAGCATGATTATGAATTTTTGATTGAAAGTCCTATCAGTGGTAAGGATGTTGTTGAGTTTGGGTATGATGGGTATTCAATAGATGGGCAGTTCCCTAATAAAACAGTTGTTGGATATGAGAAAAAAGACGTAGCATGGGCTGGTAAGGTAAAAACATATAAAGAATTTTCACCGCTTATAAAAGAATTTAACGATAAGATATCAAAAACGCTTGCTGATTTTAGATATAGAAATTTTTTTCATACTGAGGGGAGGTGCGGTAAAGACAAAGATGCTAAGATAATAGACATAACTTGTCGATTTGGTTCTCCACCAAGTGAGGTTATGTGCGAAATGCTATCAAACCTCGATGAAATAATGTGGTATGGTTCTGAAGGCATACTTATACAGCCTGTATATGAAGCACGATATGGTATCGAAATAATGATCGATAGTTCGGATGCTGAGAATACTTGGCAGTCTGTTCGTTATCCAAAAAGTATTAACCGATGGGTGAAGCTAAGGAATTACGCCATTATTAATGATATTCATTGTGTTATACCCAAATACCCAAACTTTGATAATGTAGGGGCGGTTGTGGCAATAGGGGATAGTTTGGACGATTGTATAGAGAAAGTAAAAAAATATGCAGATCAGGTAAGTGGTAGCAAGATTGAAATAAATACTAAATGTATAGGTGAAATTAAAGAGGTTATTGATAAGGGTAAAAAAATAGGCATAGAATGGTAGTCATTTTTACTCTTGGAATTTCATTTTAAATATTTATCTTTATCAAAAAAAGGAGGCAACAATGAATATTTTAGTAGGTCAAAAGAACAATATTTATGTTGCTGCCTTTACGGCATCTACCAAAACACTTACGATAAGTAACGTTATTAACTTTTCTTTAAATAAGGAAAATCTTGTTAGCGTATATGATTTAACGACATCGGCGGCTTTCAACTTTGAAACGACTACTTTTAGCTATGCTTACGTACAGGGACTGCCCGTTTACTCATGGGTATTCGATCAGATACCAGCAGGCGCAGCAAATAGCGATACGCTTAATATCATTATCTCTATTCCTGACATATATGCAAACTATAGCGTTCTTCAATATATAGCGGGGGCAACAGTATAATGGCAAGCACACCATCAGGGACAGTAACCCAGTACGGGCTAAACGGAGGGCAGGCGCTATACACTGATACGGGCAGCTATGGCACAGTTTCATCTCGTGTGTTAACTGTATATGACTTTAATGGTAATGTTCTTGAAACGTTTACTATGGGTGCTTCATTAACTCAAATATACACTTATACAGCAGATGCATGGTTTCATTTTCAATGTGTTGTTACTGATAACGTTTCAGGCAGTCCGTGGATTACTGATGTGTATTGGGTTTCTCAAGGGTTTTATTGGCAAACATACCAGCTTGTTTACAACGCCTCTAACTGTGGCTGTGTGAATAACAATTTAAACTTGGTTATCAGCCAACTTGCTTTGGCAGATGCGTTACGTGCTAACTTAGCAGGACTTGAAGGAGCAGCACAAGCCAATAGGGCTATAATTGCAGCCAATGTATATGTTAATCAATCCGCAGTAATACAATTAGTATGATATGGCAGTACCCCCTAATGTATCGGAACAGATTTTAACCGCACAGTTGAAATTAGCCAATATGGTTGATGCTAATATTGTATCATTGCAAGGCGGTTCTTTATTTGCCGACTGGATACCATCAATAAAAGCATGGGTCAATATAAACCTTGTTTCATGGCTTAATGGTATTGGCGATAATTCGTCAAGTAGCTTTCAATCCGCTTATTCATGTATGAACTATTTTGTCGGAACATACGCAGGCGGTGCAACAGACCCTAATGCTCAAAATCCAGGGGTCGTTATCGATGTAACTGAAACAATAGTTGCCTCTACTACCGCCCGAATAGCTTTTACTGATACGTTAACAATAAACTGGCAGACCGATATTGTGCCAGAGTATACCAAAACTTATGCCGAGTTATTTGGGAACGGATTGCCAATATACTCTTTCTATTCATCTTCATCAGGTGAGTACGATGCTAATCAACCACAGTTAGCTTTTGTTACGAGTGGGGGGCTAATTACGACGGCGACTTGTAATCAACCGGGGAGTTGGGTTTTGGTGTTGCAGTAGTTATCTTTTATTTGTTGCAAATCATCGTCCGTAAAAGTAGGCACTCTTTCTTTTAGATAAACTTTTAATTGCTCCATATTCATTACCCTAATTGTACGAATACTATTCATATCACGTAATTTTTTACCATCTAAGTCTTCAATATTATATCCATTGCCCTTGTCGTCGTAAAAGTCATAGCTAAATTCAACTGGATTAATGTGTTTTATTTTCATAATAAATCTTCGTATGGTGTGTTAAGTTGTTTTAGGGGGTTGTGGTAGGGCATCAGCAACCAGTTTTATAGCCCTTATAACCAAATCCAATTCATTAGGAGTTTCATTGCCCGTAAGTACGGAATATCCGGCTTGTAGGGCTTCCTTTACCACTTCACCCATGCGCTGTTTGTGGGCGTTGTAGCCAGCGATAAAGCCATCTTTTGCATGTGTTCGTATTGGGTATGGTTTAAGGTCTTCATCATACCAATAAATATCCTTACCGCCTGCATACTTATTTGCCAGTTCTTCTACACTTTCTTCCTTTTCGGGTGTTGGGTTATTTTGCATGGTTAGTTAAGTTAAAGGGATAAAAAATTAGGGCTTGTAATAAAATCTATCACTGCATTATATGTAGCATCAATCAAAGTTTTGCCTTCATATACAGGGCATCGATTAAACCTAACTAAAAACTTGCCGTCTATTGTTGATTTACCAAATGTTCTTAAATATGCATGATCTTCACCATTATCGTACTCATGTGTGATTATCTTCTCAACTACCGGCATTAATGCGTTCCAGGAAGTGTCGTATATAAATGAATTGATACTACACCAATCTTCGCTCTTTTCATAATGCTCATTAGTAAATTCATTTTCAGAAGTAGGAACATATACCCAGCCGTCGAACTCCGCTATAATCCTATTACTTTCTTTCTTTTCCATAATTTTATTACCGATAATGGTTAGGTTAAATAGGTTTAATTATAGTGCTTTGCATAGCCTTTAATTCTCTTAACTTATCTTCAAGCGAAGCAATACGTTTTTGAGTTTTGGTCTTTAGAAATTCGGTTCGACTTTTAATCGGAACTTCAAAGTCTTTTTCATTTGGAAGCAAGTCCGTTGGAAGCACATTTAACGCCTTTGCTATTTTCAATAAAACCATACATGTAAAACCATGTTCCCCACTCTCCATGTTGGCTATACTTACACGTGTTAACCCAACTGTAAAAGCTAAATCATCTTGTGATATACCCGCCATGTTTCTTAACTCTTTTAGGCGCTTTGCCATGTGTATTTGCAATTCTAAATCTTTATGACTTTTCATCCTCTTTATGCCGTTTATGGGGTTAGGAAAGGTTAAAAGGTATTGGTTGAATATCCGACTTGCAATAAAGTGGATGCTTAGGACTTCCGTTCTTATTGATAAATAAAGCGCAGGCATTCGGAAACAGCTTTTTAACTTCTTCATCTCTACCAAATACATTGAAGTTACCCCATGCAAATATTACTTTATCACATTTTTTGGCTGTATCCATTAACCAACCATCAGCATTATTTACGTTACCCTGTTTGATATTTAGCTTTTTAGGGTCGGTTGATATGAATGTAAACAGATTCATCATATACACGCCTCCGTAACCCCATGACTTAGCCATTGATTGAACACGCCTAATTGTTGGATCGTTAGATGTTTCATTGGCAGTAGACGGGTTTAAACCTATAAACATCACTCTCGGCTTTTCTTTATCCCAAATTCGAGATAACCAAATTCTATGCACCCTATCTGATGAAAATAAAGCATTATCTTCTCTATTAAATAAATCACTCATATCATTTAACCCACTTTTTAAATATATTCTGTTCAATATCGCCTTTAACCATTATGCAGGCGTAGTCTACTCTCGGTCGGTCAGCAATAAATTTGCATATCTTAATGGCATCATCGTAGCTAAAATAAACGCTATCGTTTCCTTCCGATAATACAAAACCATGGTTATCGTGGTGTTCTAAGTGCTTGCCCATATCAATGTCAAGTACTTCTATTTTGGTTAATTTATCGCCCATCTTTTCCTAACTTTTTGCAGTAATGTTTAATTGGTTGATAAGGGCATACAATTCAGATAACTTAATGTACTCGACTTTCCAATCTGTTGAGTTGCCATAATACTCATGTTCCGTCTCGTTATTGTCATGTATAAGCCCTGTTATTGCTCTGTAATGAAGATAACTTATGTTAGGGCATATTTCAGCCAAAACCAAATCAAGAACTTTCATTCTGTCAGATGGTGGTTCTTCATTATATGGTTGCGGGTCGCTATCATCCCAACAAGAACCGCCACTATAGCCACCTGTTTCATATCGGCAATAAATAACCTTTTCTTTAATTCCAATAGGTATACCGTATGGTTCAAAGAATATGCCTTGATTATAAGGACATTCGTTATTGATCTGTTTTATTTGCTCTTCTGTTAATTCCATTTTCTCTTTTTTCTTAATCTTAAAATAACCGCCCGTTAGGGGGTGTTAAAATCATGTAACCTTTTTCGAAATAAAAATCTTTAATAACGCCCCTGTTAACCATGCCCATTAAACTACTATTAGCACTGGTTAATGAGCCATAATGATGTTTAACAATGGATAAAACATTTTTAGATAAATCCTTACCTTGTTTCCTTTGCAAGTGCTTTGTTATCTCTGTGACCGTATTGCTAAAGGCCGTTATACGACCAGATTGCACACCTGCTGTATTTTCTTTTTGCCATTCTGCCAATTTTGGTTTAATTATTTTACGATTTAATTTGGGGGCAAGCGTTTCATAAGGCTGTCCCATTTCACCATCATTCATACATAAAACCTCAATTATACCTATACCATATTCTTTACATATTTGATATGCGAATGAGCGACTTTTTGTTCTTGGTATCAGTACATAAGAGTAATTGGCAAACATTTTGTTTTTAACAGCTTGCTCTATAACATCAAAACTAAAAGAAGTTTTAGCCTCAAAAGCTGTAATAATATTATGTTTAAGTGTAACAATATCAATAATACCACCACAAGGCACTTCTTTAAACACTTCATGATCTAAAAGATATTTATCAATAAAATGGGTAGCTAAAGCACTTTCTGATTTCTTCATATATTTTTTTTTCCTTTTTTATCCTCCAATTAAAGGGCGGCTTTGCCTTGCGCTACACCGCCCTAATGTTTCTGTGGAGATGGAGGGATTCGAACCCTCGTCCAGTCATAGTAACAACAATGTATTTCTTACAGTTTAGCTATTTAGAGCATAGCTGCTTATTAAAGGGTCAACCGATTAGGGTTGAGAATCCACCAACCTGTTTTAAGTTCAGGTAAACTATTGATTGTCGCTTCTTGCCTCTTAGGCTGCCATGCGATACTCGTTAGAGTTATCGATTATTATTTGGTATACATTATAAGCACTATAATACCATTGTGCTACTGTAACATTATCATTCTCTATCCCGTCAATTCCAGTCATCCCCAAATTAAGCCTGCCGTCACTATCGCAGATCGGGCAGGCTATAAACCTAAACTATCACCTTATCATATGCAGAACGCATATTGGAATCGAACCCAAGAACTACCATAGTCTTTCAGCGCATCCGCTTACTTTTCCGATTCGAACGGCATCCGTATATCTACGGGAGAAACCTTTACTCACTGCTTTCACCACCAAATGCCTAAGTCCCGAAGAACGTTAGGCTAAACCGAGGCGCGGTAGTATTCCCCACCAGACAATTTGGTTATTTTTTAATAGGTATCAACAAGTGTTCTATTTCGCATTCACCACGTAAATATTCAAGTCCTGACATTCCAGCGAGCCATAAATCATGCAATTCCATATCCTCTTCATCTTCTTCATTTGCTGATGGGTATTTGGAATACACATAATCTTCTGAACGTTTATTTTTAATGGTGTCAATTCTAACATCATGTTTAGCCCAATTATCAGAGCCAAACATATTGTAATGTTTACACTCCGATTTATTGATTTCTAATAATTCAACCGCTTTTTCTATTTCAGAATCGGTACGTTTATATATTTCTGTTTTCATATCTATTTGATTTAATTTATATATTTCTCCCAAAACTCTTTATCTTCCGTTGCACCAAAGCGTTATGCAATTTCATATACTTAAAGAACATTTTCCAGTCGCCTGCTTCAAAAGCGCAATCAGCCATGTAGATTGATTTGTCGAATAGTGGTTGATAGTTCATTGGTTATGAATTAGCGGTTATGTAATCTGTTAAAACAAAATCAGTATTATCAGCTAAGTACTCAAAAGGGTTAATATAACGCTCATCCATGCCATCGCACTCGGGGTTTTGCATACGATAATTGATAAATGTTTCGTGGTTTAGCTCATTTTGTACAATGTGATTAACCAATGAATCCTCACTAATCTGCATAGTAACATTATTTTCGTTTTCACATGATTCATCCCAATAATCAACGGTATAAGTACTGCCTTTTTTATTTACCGCTAAAATGTCTATTTGTGCTGTTTTCATAATACTTGTTGTTGATTGTGATGTAAACATACATGTATATTTTAATATACCAAATATTATTGTAAAATAATTTCAATTTTTTTTATTTCATCAGCATTTAGCTTACGCCCATGGGCATTCCTTAGCTTGCTGCTTAGTTTTGCCATAGCTGATTTTATAGGCAAATTAGGGTAAAGCCTTTCCGCTACCCATTTTTGGGTAAACTTTCCGTTGATTAGGTTTTGTATTTCACTCATATGTTATTTATTATACTTAACGTTCAATAAATTGAACCCCCATGTTTTTATTAGTTGAATATAAAAGAATTCCCAAAAAGAGGGATAGTTCATCGTCTACTATATCTATTATTTCAAATAAGGGAGTTATATTTTGAGATTTTAAATAAAAAATTTCATTAGATATGGGAGTTGAATTCGGGGTATTAAAGTGGCTTACTTTCCTATTATTAGGATCGTGTGTTTTAGTTTTACCTATGTATATTATTTGTTTAGAAACAGGATTAGATATTGTATAGATATATGTTTTTATACCCTTAATGGTTTTCCAATCTTTATTTTTTTTGTTTTGACACTTTTTACATATCCAGTGCAGCCCTGTGGTTATATTTTGCTTATTCAATGAATATGAAGCAATTGGCAAAGTCTGCTTACAAGCCGTACAATACTTTCTATGTTGCAGTGGCTGATAGGTTATATTGTTTAATATTTGCGTAACCATTTTATTTATTTTTTTGGCGAGTTGCTCAATTTAATTGAAGTGTAATGCCTATGCATGTCAATAGCTTTTTTAAGCGAGGCGTAACCACGTGGTAAATTACCGCCGCCGCTTGCGCCAGTTGGCAGGCTATAAAATATAGTTTTTAATTGTAGCATGGTGTAGTCTTTAAATAAGACGTATTCATCATCTATAAAGTCGTTTTGGTATTGCTCTAAAATTTCATTCATGTCGTTGTGGCTATTTGCTTCTTTCATATTTCCATTTGTATACGCAAATATACGTTTTATATATCGTTTTTTCAAATTATCTTTAAGCCATGTTTAAGCGATTAACACTTTTCATCCTCCTATGCATCCCGTTCGCTGTAATGGGGCAGACAGATCCGACACCGACCGCCCCCGTAGCTAAACCTGTAACGTCCTATCAGCAAGTCCTAAGTGGCGATACTACTACATGGGCATATCAAAATACAAAATGGTTCGAGTTAGTTAACAGGGCGTGGCTGAAGAATAATTATGTGTCTTTAGCGGATAGTAATGTGTTATTCCCTACTATAACGTACTTTAATACGCATCCGGGCATAGCAGCTACCCATTACGCTGATAGCCTAAGCGCATTATCGCCACGTTTATTAGGAAATAATTTTTTTACAGGCAACCAAAATGTTAATGGAACAGTACAAGCCACACAATTTGAGTCGGGATTTAGTACTACGAGTGCTAACACTTACAATTTTTTGATAGCGGGAAGCGATAATATTTTAAAATATACCCCCAATGTATTTGTAAGTACTGGAACATTAGATGTTAATTTACCAGTTCAATTTTCAGCCGAGGTCGCCGGGTATTCAACTCCGGTAAATAATAACGATTTTATTAGATTGATTGATTTACCTAGCGGTATAGTGGGGGGTACAGTAGTTAATTCGGTAACAGGCACAGCAAATGAAATAATAGCTTCTTCGGCAACTGGATCGGTGACTTTAAGCACACCACAACCGATAGGGCTATCATCAACACCAACATTTGGTGCCACGTATCTTAGTAACCAAACCGCTATTCCGGCTACCACCGGATCAACGGGCACATATTTATTTAGCTATAACAACCGAATGTCATATAAGAATTTGGCAACTGGATATACCCGTAGCGAATATTCAAATTATCCCGGGACGGCGGTTTATAAATTTCCTTATTTGGCTGCTTCGACGCTGGCGGATAGTGCAAGCGTTCAATCAAAAATATACATCAATGTTGGCGATTATCTACCAGTCGGATATGTAGACAGTGTTACCGATGTTACAACGGCCATAAATAGCGCCTTATCAGCCGTTCCCGCTGCAGGTGCAACAGTGTACTTTCCAAGTCATAAATATATTATATCGGGGGCGCTGAATGTCAATCCGTTTACCCATATTCTTGGTAACGGCGGTTTAGCCCCGTATTCCGGTTCGGTTGGCACAAGCCCGGTAGGTGTATATGCGGGGGGTACATCTGTTATTATTCAGACAAGTCCAACAGCAAACGCCTTTTATATAGCCAACGGCAGAGGTGTAAGTATAGAGGGCATAACGATAAAAAATGCAAGTACTACAACGCCTACGGCGGGTGCAGGTGTCTATATCGCTGCAAACGGTAACTCATTCCGAATGAATAATGTTTTTATTGGATATTTCTATGACAATTTTTATACGCTATCCCTTAATGAAAGTCGTGTAGAAGGCTGTCAGTTCGTAAATGATATACAGTATAATATGTATCTCTCCAATACTATAAACGACGAGGGAGATAACGATATTGACGATAACTGGTTCAACAGTTCAAGATCATCTACCGCCGATGATATTTATGGAGCGTTTATAGGGGGGTTGAGAATTAAGAACAATAAATTCCATATTGGCGTGGGGGAGCGTGGAAATGGATATAAAGCCAACGCTATTGTTCTTGTATCAAACTCAACTACAGCCGATGTTCAAATCCAAAATAACAGTATTGAAGATTTTAAAAATAATGCAATAAACATATCCAATGCTTCGGGATTTACATTGGCTAACACGTTAATACAGAATAATCAAATATCGCGTGATACAACCGATAACGCTAATGATGTAGTGATAACCGGATTTGCTGCCGGAAACATAAACAACGTTAACTTCACTGGGAATACAGTAACGAACGTTGGTACTTATGCCAGTTTTAAAGCAACCAATGTAAATGGAATAAAGTTTGATGCGGTAACAAACACATTCAATAACCAAACCGCTATACTTGACAGTTTAGTAACCTGCACTAACTACGGTAATGTGACGCCATATTTAAGTTTTGCCAGTAGCGAAGCGGCCTTCCCAAGTGGGTTACCAATACCTATTATATATTCAACGCTGGCATCAGGCGTTTCCTATCCTTTTTTAACCGCAGGTAATTTAGAGTTAGAAAGTAGATCGGACGGTACAGCCCGGGATATTGATTTTGTTACTGGTACAACCCCTACATTACGGGGTGCGGTTACAGGGACTGGGCATTTTCTATTTGGAACAAGTACCGACAATGGTGCAGATTTGGTACAGGTGAATGGTAACATAAACACCACTTCTGAAACTATTGGTACAACGGCTACTTTCTCCTTTGGGGTGTCTGCATTTAACACCACATCCACCACACCATTGATATACGGGTCGGCAAGCTCCGGTAGCGTATACCCATTTCTTACAGCAGGCAATCTTGTTTTACAGAGCAGGGCTACAGGTGCAAATAGGGATATTGTATTTGTCGGCAACACTACACCAGTGGCGCAGGCTGAAATTTACGGAGCAACGGGTGATTTTCAAGTAGGTGGCACGGCCGGAACGGATGCAGGGTATGGTGCCTACATCGGTAAGAACGGCATTAATGGATATTTTTATGGGAGTCCCAATGTAAGTATTAATACAAGTGGCAATCTTACATTAGGTGGTATTCCAACGGCTCCAACAGCCGCAGTAGCAACCAATACAACACAAATAGCAACAATGGCTGCTATACAGGCGGCTATCGCTTTAACACCACAGATAAAAGGAACGGCAGATTTAACTTCTCAAAGTGCAGCAGGTAATATAACCACATTCACTGTAGGGGCTTCCACGGCTACTTTTGATGTGTCGGGGTATATAAACGTTACTGCGGTTACAACTGATGTTATAGAGGCTCAAATAACCTACACAGATGAGAATAGCACTGCTCAAACAATAACATTAAGCAGCATAAGCGCAATAGGAAATAATTCATTTAGCAGTGGTAAAATCAGGTGTAAAAATGGTACTGTTATTACAGCTAAAACAACATTAACAACTGGGATTGGTAGTATAACGTTTGATGCCGGTGCAAGAATTGTAATGTATTAATCCTTTAAAAAACATATCATGGCAAAGAAAAAAACAACAAAAGTCGCACAACCGAAAGAAAACCCACCTCCGAAATGTCCGCAGGGACAGGTATGGAGTCAATCATTACAGAAATGTGTTGATGACGTGGGCTGATAATATGAAATGGGGTGTTTTAAGCCTACTTGCACTCTTGATTAATGTGGGGGTGTATGAAGTATATCTATACGAATTATTCTTTGGTACGTGGGAGATGAGGGTTATTAAGGGTCTATTCTACCTGACAACGGCAATCATTTTGTCATTCCTGACTTATTTTGATATATTTGGTTATAAATCATGCTCTCAATTTGAGATCAATACCATTTGTAAATTCTCTTTGATTATAAACTTTTTATTTTTTGCTCTAACACTATATGATATTTTGCCCAACCATAGATTATATTTATACACCTTTAACGGCACGATATTGGTAGCATCAATAGCAATCTTATATTTTGGCGTTAAATATGAAACTTTCGAGGATTGATACAATGACAGATACACCACCTCCACTCTTTGATTGGTCTACGCTAATAGAGGTGTTTACACCGTGTATAACCATTTTGATAGCTTTTTTTAAGTATATTGATGTTTACTTTAAATCCAAAAAGGAGGAAAAGACGGAATTTATAGAAAAGATTGCGGAGGCTTCTGTGAACAAAACTTTAGATAAGGTATTTGCAGATCAAAATAGCAAAATTAGCACGTTGTTTGAATATCGTGAGAGTGATAGAAAGCATTGGGATGATAGATTTGATGGGATTATGAATAAATTAGGAAAATTGTAGTAGGTCTTATACCATGAAACCAAAACACAACATCAGAATTTTAATAGCAACGGGATATTTCTAACACATATAATCTCCAAAAATGATAGCTATAACTATAATTGTTTTAGTGTTATTATGCTCTGCCACACTATTTATGAGTAACGGTAAAAAACCATGAAATCACTTGTCAGACTGATTTTCATTACGATTTTAGTTTGGCTTGCCCTTGTGTTAGGCTTGCATTATTTGGCTGGGATGAAAGATATTAAAACACGAAAATCGCACATTTGGATATATAAATATTTTCATAGAATTGGATTTAAAGAATATCTTTGTTTTATAAATTACGTAAAAAATGAAAAAACCACTTAGAATAATCTGCCAACTTATTGCTTGGCTTATGCTTATTATAAATGCTGAATGGTGTAATGGGCAGCAAGTCAAACACGTATATCCCGGCTTCACAACCTACTGGAACACAAAAACACTTATCCCTGATAGTGTGGTATATTTTGCTAAACCACATAAGAAAGTTGCACCCCGTTTGCCCTCATTCCACGTTGTTGGTAATATGGTTAACGAAGATAGGGATTATGCCAAATCGGGCTACGATCAAGGTCATTTATGTAACGCCTCGGACGAAAACGGGTCGGTAACCGATGAATACAACTCATTCGGTCAAGACAATATATTCCCCCAAACACCACAAGACAACCGATTAACTTGGCTTGCTATTGAAAATTACGTAAGGCAATTAGCTGTTAAATACGGTTCAGTAAAAGTTAAGATATATTGGCAAGGCATTGAGGGTTATATGGGAATTGATAGGGTAACAATACCTGCTAACTGCATTAAAGAAATTTGGTACTCAAATCATTATGAAAAATGGGTCGTGCCTAACACCACAACCGTTAATAGTAAACTTTTTACGACCTATGAGGTTGTTAAGAATTAGCGAACATACGATATGACAACAATGGGGATATTTATAGTAAAGCTTGATTTCGGAACTATAACTATTAAAACGGGTAAATGAACCGTAAATTTAAGACATAAAACATGCAGGTCACAGTGAATAGGTTAACCCAAACCAAAGATGATACAATTAGTGCAGTTGAAATAAATGGTAGATTGAAATATTACGGCCTTGAAATTCTTAAATGTATTCCGCCCGGCACCTATCCCTTAACCCGTTATTTTTCACCTGATCATAACTTTTACGTACCACTTGTTAATAACGTTCCCGGTTTTGAGGGCATAGAATTACATATAGCAAACACCGTAAAAGATGTAAAAGGTTGTTTAGGATTAGCCGATAATATAGAAAGTTTAGAAGACATAACAAATTCATGGGTGGCTGTAACCGAATTTTATACGGCTTTTTTTGCTGATTGTGCCGATGGGATTGAAAGTACAATAACTTATGTAGATTTATTTTGAACAGAAAATTTAGAAATAAACTTATGGCAAACTTTAACGAAGCGCAGGCAATAACAGGTAAAACTGAATATGGGTATAATCCGGGTATTGGAGAAGCGCAAACAATAAATGGGGTTGACAGGTCGCAAAATCCTAAATGGCAGGGATGGACTATTGTTGACAATATATTGAATAGATGCCCACAATTAACGCCACATCAATTAAATCTTATTTTTGATGCCGATACCGAACTACAAAACATGATACTATCTTTCTTTAAGGTAAATTACTGGGATGTTTTATCACTGGACGAGGTGAACGATCAACAAGTCGCCAACACATGCTACGATTGTTCAATTAATCAAGGATCAGGAATTGCAGCACGTTTTATGCAGATTGCTTGTAACGCATTGCATGTACCTGTAATTGTAGATGGACAAATAGGCAGTAAAACACTTGCGGCCATTAACTCAATCAATCCTGTGGCTTATTACGACGAAATAAATACTTTACGTGAAGCGAGGTATAAAGCAAGTAACAATAAAGAATGGATTGCTGATTGGCTCTCCCGCCTCACTCCCTATATTTCCTAAAAAAGCCGGAATATCCGAAGATAGACCGGCTAAGAACCGAAAGGCACAACCACGAGCCTAATCGGTGGTTTCTTTTGGCTTACCTATCAATCCCATCAACTCATCACACAATAATTCAGGCATTTTGCTGCGTTCGTAACTGCCTTTTTTACCTTGTGTGCCTGTTTTGCTTCCTCTTGGAGCCGGTTGGTGGTGACAGCCCTTATTTCCATTATGGCAAACAGGCTTTGGTGTCCAGTCTAAATTAGTCCATATATCGGTCGGCTTTGCCCTATCATCTCCGTATTGGCAATACCAAATTGTATACCGAGGCAATGGCAACATGAATGGCATTTTACGAAGCATACCACGAGGATTTTCAATTGTGAACGTTATATTAGGATTTAGCTTTTGGTAATATTCAATTAGTTTTAACACATTTTGATTAACTCTATCACATTTTTTAGCATAATCACTTTTAGGTTCTATGTCATTCCTATGTGTGCTTATTGCTGCTATGGTATAGGTGGTGCAATCAAACGAGGCGTGGATATGGTCAGGAACAAATTTTATTAGATCTGGAGTTAAATATTCAATATCTATTTCCATATTAATATCTTCGTATGCAGTCCAATCTACGCTAAATACTTCGTGACCTAATTTTTCGGCTGCTTTACCAATACACCGAGAACCGGCGAATAATTCTAATACTTTCATTTTTGTGGTTGTTTTAAACCCCTAATCTACAAAATCCTTTTCAAATTTGCAAATGTGGGGGGATGGGTGGTATATTTGCAACAAGCATGGGTGCTGAAACGGGGCTATGTATTACGGTACACCTTTTAGTAGGCACTTAGCACCACACACACACACCAAAGCAACGGCGGCTAAACCGTAAAGGCTGTGTAAATTAGCGGTTATGGGTACTTGGCGTACACGACCGCTTTTTTATTTCGGGATAATTTTGTAGGTTTGGGGATGAAACAATCATGGCTTGCAGATAACATTAAGAGCGTTACAGGGCTTATAATAATTATAGGTGTAATTGTTTACCTTTTTATGGTAACGTTAATCACAACCGATACAACGGTTCATAGCCAGGCTTTAATAGCCATGGTATCTTTGGGAACTGCGGTTGTATCATACTACTATGGTTACTCTCAAGGCGCAAGTAAAAAAGACGATGCAGCAGCCAATTTAGCGGCAAACAGCCAAACCACAACAACCGCCACCACGGTTACGCCTGTTAACCAGCCTACTGATAATGCGCCGACGGCTTAGTGAGTTAAGGCATAGTACCGAGGGTAGCTATTTCAATGGCTATTTTATTGGCGTTCTTAATTTTACGCTGTAACTTAACCAATTCATCTGGGCTAACTTCCATTAATCGGTAATTAAGGAATTGTATATAGCTATGTAGCATCAAGCCGCCTTTTTCTTGGTTACATTCAAAGCAACAAGGTTTTATTATTTTACCGCCCTTACTTTTTGGTATAACATGCTCACGTGTTTTATGGGTAGGGTCTTTGATATGATTATACGTTAATTGCACCTCGCAATAACAACAGCGCCCATAGTCTTTTTGGTAATTTACTTTTTTAGGGGCTATATAAGCAACCGATAATTTAGACTTTATCTCTTTTATTTCATTATTAATCGCTATTTTATGAACCGCCCTATTTGGCCTGCCTATACCTAAAAACTCAACATCATGGTGCATTTTAAGTATGGCTAAATCCTGCGATGCTTTGAAGTACCACTTCTCTCCGTCAACTAAATATACAAACCATTCATCTAATTCAACTGGCTGCGTTTTGCTAAATAGCTTATTTCGCCTATCCTCATTGCGCTGGGCTTTGTTTTTAGGTTTGAAAGCAGGTATATTGTCAAAAAGTCTTTCTATATCGCTCATAGTTTAGTTTTTTCTTTAAAAAGCCGCCCCTTTCGGAACGGCTTAAAAAGTGTGAGGGTAAGGGTCTCAATAAACAGCGCCAAGTACAATGCCGCTTATAGGCTTTAAATGGATTTCCGCCCATCCTGTTTACCCATCCATAAAATAACGCATCCTTACATGCTGCACTCGCTGAATTGCTTCGTGGCTGTACCATTTTACTTTCGGCACTTTTGTTTTTTAAAAAAGGGCATCCATCGCAGACTTTACTGCCAAAACGTTTTAACTTACCATTGTATGGTATATGGATGCCTTTTTATCTTACTTCGCCAATATCGGCTTAACCCGCAGAAAACAACGGTTTAACCAAATCCAAATAAACGTATTTTACCACGTTCATGGCGATAGTTATTTCATTGCCGCCATTTAATATGGTTGCGGCTATACTTGCACCTGCGTTGCATATATCAGCCCAATAACCGCCTAAGCCGCCTAAATATCCTTGCAAGGCTGTTAATAAAGCCGTGCCGCTCGATGTGTCTGCAATGGCTATATTAAAGGCTTTGGCAAGCCCCGCCATTACACTGATAACATCTGCTTCATTTATGCCAAACTTTGCTGTAATGGCAGCTAATACGGTTGCATAGGGGCCAGTTAGGTCTGCATTAATTGTGGCAAGTATGCCCGAGCCGTTTTTTAATGCCGCCTGTACTTCGGGGCTAAGTTTTTTGTAGGCTGCTTCTGCCTTGTTAAAAATTGATGTTACATCTTCTGCCAGTTCTTTAGGCAGGTCTTCGATGAATGTTAGTACGTTGCTCATTTTATTTTTAACGGCTACCTATACGCCGATGGGTGTTAGTTAATGTAAATTGTTTTGATAGCTTTTGGTAATGTTTGAATTAGCTTATAAGCTTCTTGCCTATCTGCTCGTTTTTGTGATTGTTTTTTAACTTTATCGTTCTTGCCTTCGGTTTCTTTTAGCAATGATAATATAGTTATTTCAATTCCACTCGGTATTCTGCCTGCTTTGGTTAATCGCCCTGTATAATGCGCAACTTTCATATTCTTTATAACCGCATTTTCAGGCGGTCGGCTGTTTTTATGTAAAGTTAAATATTTATTTAATGATTTGTAACCGCCCTTATGCTATCAACCCTAATCACACTATCCAAACTCTTTTCAAAGCGGTCGGTTACAGGTTGTATCGGCTGATATTTCGGATGATACTGTAACCATACCGCTAAACAGCATATTAGGATTGCCATTAGGATCAAGGCGTTTTTGTTGGTGAAGATGCGGGAATTGTTCATTTGATTAATATGGTTAGTAAAGCAAACAGATTTAATATTGCTAAAATAAAGGATAAAAAAAATAAAAATGATTTCAACAGCTACTGTTAATAAACGGTCTAAAGTGGTAAAATGGTTCATATCAATTGGTTTAATTCGTTTAACAATATCTTGGCTTGTAAGAGGCACCGACTAATTGGTATATATCCTTCTGTTTCTTCGTTTTCAGTATATGCTTCATCAATCAGTGCAATCACCGAACTTACCCTATCATTCAAAGTCGGCACCTTGGCTTTTACTATTTCGCCGTTTATTAGTTTGGAACCTTTTTTCATTTTATTGTATCAGGTAAAATTAAAGTTGTTCCATCAATATATAATACTGCACCATCTTTGGATGGTAGTGTTAAATCATGCGTGTAGGTTACGCTTCATGGTTTAATTCTTTTAAAGTTGGTAAATAGCCGAATTGTATTCTTACAAATGGAAGTATAATGTTGTGAGTGTAACCACCGGGTATAACCTCGTAAACATCTTTCCAGTAACCTATCCCGATTATTGGAGCTAATTTTATGTGAAATGTTTTCATTTTAAGCGTTCTCCTCCATTTGTTTTACAAAGGCTTCGTATTCATCATCGGTTAATTGTAATAACGTAATAGATATGCGAGGTCTGCCATATTCAGGCTCAAAGTTCGGCTCGAAATGCCCCCATTCATCCTCGATAGCCTCTAATTGGCTTTTAATATCGCTAAACTCACAAATAGTCCACGTGTATTCTAAAGCGCAATTGATAAACTTTATTCGGGTGTAGTTTTTGGTTTCTTCGCTCATATCTTTAATTTTAAAATGGATTGTTTGTCGACCTGTATATTATCAGCACCCGATTGATGGTGTTTAGTTGGGTAATTATTCTTGGTGTATCCGTCATGGTAGACCATTGTTGCGCTCTCCGCAGCATCTTCAATAGCCCTGTTGTATGCAAGTTGCATGGCTGTGATAATCTCATCATGTGTGTAAGAACGGATACTTTTATAACCTAACCTATCCTCCAACAACTTTTCTATTTTCTCTTTCGGTGTCATAATCAAATTAGATCGGTGGTATCAGGGTGTTCAATACATAATTCATGTCCAAACATTTGCATAGACTCAAAATGGTTTAATCGGTTAATTTTAATGGCACAATCGGGGCAGTACCATTTACGGGTAGAAAAGTTATAATAACTCCTACTGGTTTTTGACAATCAGTTCGGTTGCAATTACCGTCCTTTTGCCCTTTAAGTTTTTTCGCTGTCATAATTGTTTGATTTGTGTTAGTAAGTCCGTTAAGTCCGATGCCAAAACTAATACGTGAGTTCTGTCTATGGTTGATTGCACTGCTTTTAGCACATTCTCAATCGTTTCTGCTTTTGTTTGGTCGCAAGCCTCGGCAACTTCATTTTTCGTAAACAGGGTTATTTTACCATGTTCAACTATACCTATGCGTTCTAAACCTTTCATACTTTATTTTTTAAATATGTTGTTGGGTTGTGAGGCTCGAAATAATTGGAACAATAAATATTTGCCTCTCTTTCAACCGTGTCTTGATTTACCTTTTCTATTATCGCCAAAACTTCATCATCCGTATAGAGCCTTTTAGCCGCTTCGTTATAGCCTGAAAAATGCTCTTCCATTGCATTGTAAATGCTATCGGTAACACCATTATCTTTTTGCCATTCATGGAATGTTCTATCAGGATTTGTTCTACCAGTATGAAATGCACCGAACAACGTATTGTCAATTATATTCCAATATGCTTGTTTTTCTTCCGCCTTTTTCTGTGTTTCCATGTTGGGGTTATTTGGTTTTACGGGCGATGTACTTGTCAATTTCAGCCTCGGCTATTTTAGTCATAGGCATACGGTCGGCTTTGCATAGTTTGTTAAATTCATCATATTTAGCACTTGTCATATAAACAGGTAGCGATACAATATCAGTTGGTAATTTTTCTTTTTTGTTCTTTGCCATAGTATTATCTTTTACCACCAAAGGCTATCCGAAGATAGCCAATAGTAGAAAGAATAGAGTAGTCAAAACTATTCAGTTTCTTTTGCCTTACCGTCAACCAACTTGTAATACGTATCAGCTTTTATTTTTTTGCCATCAACCTTAAAGGCTTTAACATCTATAGGTTTCCATAATTCGTAACCTTTGTTATCGTCTACGTATTCAGCTAAAACAATAAAAGATCCTAAAGATGCTTTTGCTTTTCCGTTAGCGTTTAACGCTGCGGAAATACAACCCTCGCCCGATGTTGCGCTGTTTGCACCGTAGCCTGATGTTGCGCTGTTTGCACGGTCGCCCGATGTTGCGCTGTTTGCATATCTGCCCGATGTTGCGCTGTTTGCACCGTAGCCCGATGTTGCGCTGTTTGCATATCTGCCCGATGTTGCGCTGTTTGCACCGTAGCCCGATGTTGCGCTGTTTGCACCGTAGCCCGATGTTGCGCTGTTTGCACGGTCGCCCGATGTTGCGCTGTTTGCACCGTAGCCTGAT